AGTCGGCCACGGCGGATTGGTAGAGGTTCTTGCGGCTGGAGATGTGGTCGATGTAGTCCACCTTGACGTTGACGTGTTTGAAGCGGTCAAGCGTCACGGGCACGTCAGTCAACAGGCTCGAAGCCTCGGCAGCGTTGGCCTTGAAGCCGGTGTTCGCGTCGTAATCCTGCACGCTGGGAAGGGTGCGGATGTGGGCGGTGATCGTGTCGCCTTTCTTCGCGGTCGCGCTGGAGAAGTCCGTGGACATAGCACGGAGCATAGGCAGCTTGATCTTGATCGCGTCGAGCGTGTCCTGGAGGATTTCGTTTGCCGAAAGTGTGGCCATAGTTTTTTTGGTTTAGGTTCTAGTTGAAAAGTTTGCCGTGCCCGCGCATTTCGCGCAGCTTCAAGGCGAGTTCGGTTTTCTTCGCCGGGTCTTTTTCGACAGCAAGAGCGCGGCGGACGGACTCCACGGAATCAGAGTTTCCGTTCACGGGATTGACAGCGTCACCTGCGGGAACTGGGGGAACTCCCTGAGCCGATACAATCTCAGCGGCGAGAGCGCCAGCGGTCTTATGCTGCGATTCAAGCTCAGAGATGCGATCGGCGAATGTGTCGCGTTCACCGGATACCGCGCTGAATTCGGTGCGAAGCTTTTCAAGCTCGGCGGTGTTCTTCTCGAAATCGGCCTTGAACGCTTCCGCGAAAGTCACCTTGTCAGCGTTCGCGCTCGCGCTCTGCTTCACCGCTTCAAGCTCCGCGCTCAAGCGAACGATTTCCGCGTTCGCTTCCTTGATCTGATAAAATTTCAGCGTTGCCATTTCAACTATGTTTTCAAAGTAAAGTAAACACTTCCGCTATGCTTCCTACAAGCCCGTCACTCATGCCATTCTCAACGGCTTGTTTGCCGCTGAAACATTGCCCCTCAAGGCAGTCGTCCGGCACGTCGCGCATAGACTTAACGGCGTCGCTAAACTCCGCTTTTATCGCGTCAACATCGGCTTGGAGCATGGCGCGTTCATCGTCTTCCATAGGCTTGAAGCTGGCTCCGAGGAGCTTGTATTTGCCCGCCGAAATCGCGTTCACCTTTACGCCGTCGTTTTCCAGCGCGCGCGATTCGTCGAGGTAGATGGAATAGACGCCAACGCTTCCAACCGTCGCGCTTCCAGTGGTGTAAATCGCATCGCATTGACTCGCCAGCCAATAGGCGGCTGACGCGCAAATGTCGTCACAGAATGCGGCCGTAGGTTTCTCGCACGCGCGGATTGCCTGCGCCAGTTCAGGGATGCCTGTTACAACGCCTCCGGGCGAATTGATGTTGAATAGAATCGACTCAACTCGCGGGTCGTCGATGGCCGTGGCAAGAGCGTCTCCTATCTCGTCAACGTCGCATCCGCCGCATTCAGTTTCCATGAATGACAGGTGCTTTCCGAGGATGCCGCACACGTCGATTATGGCCGCGGTTCCCGCCAGTTCATAAGGCCCGTCCTTCTCTTCCGGTGCCTCAATAAATCCGCCCATGTCGGCGCGGGTTCCGTTCATGCGCGATTCCAACGCCGCGCAAATCGAATCATGCACGCGCGGCTGAATCGCCCACACCCCAGCGTAAACCTTAGCGATGATGTTTGGATAGTTCATGGATTGACAGTTTGATCGTTCGTGTCCGGCGTAATAGGTTGCGGATTTGCGCTGCGCTCTTGAATCATCGAAATCGCGTTCTCATCGGAGAGTGTCATTCCCTTGCTCGCAGCATAGGTTTTTACTTCGCTTGCTTGGTCGATCAGGTCAAAAGCCTCGCGCCGCTTTTGTTTGCGTTGGTCTTCCCACCATTTGCCCTTCTTCTGGCAGACCTCAGCAAGCGTCGATGAACCTATCTTGAGGTTCTCTCTGTCAGCCTGCTCATCGTATCCAGCGTCCACCGTCAGCAGCGCGGGGACTTCGTAATCAAACTTCCACCAGTCCGCTTCATTGCGTGGCAAGCGCCCGGTTTTCATCGCCACGGCGAGGGCGTAATTGATTGCGCGACGGCAGCGGCGGCGGATAGCGCGCTGCCTAGATTTCACGCTGTTACGCGCCATGTCCTGAATTAGACGCACGCTCGCTCCACCAATCTTTGACGGGTCGCAAAGCTCATAGGCCCAGCCTAGCGAAAGGAGGATGCGACGCTCAAGCCTGGCAATGAAAGCCTCTGTGTTCGGATGCGGTCGCTCGCTGTGAAGTCCTTCAAGCTTCTCGCCAGAGTTGGCGCGCATGTATAGCACCTCGCCACCATAACGGCTTTCAACCATTATGTCAGTGGGGTTTGTGGTGGATGCGTCGCCGGTTCGCATTCCTAAGAAGTTGGCCGGTGTTTGAGCCTCGCCTGATTCGTTGTAGTGAATCAGCCCGATTGAAGCGTCCAGCTTCACTCCGCGCTTTAGAAACTGGTCGATGTCTTGAACGTCGAACGAATCCATTAGCGCGCGGGCAATGCGAGGTATGCCTCGCCCTTGATGTCGCCACTCTGGTTCAATCGCCATGTCAGCATTGAACGCGCTCACGTCCGTAGGCTCATCTCCGTTCACGCCTGCGATGCGGTAGCCTATCGCCCGCCCGTCCCTATTGAAGATGATGCCGTTGCAAATCTTCGCGCCGTCGAACGGCCCGCCCTTAACTTCGCTTCCGCCCGATTTGATGCGATGCGCGGGGATGAATTGGAGCATGGGAAACCCACTGTCACTCTTTGTCAGCAACATCAGGTCATCACCGTCCACGTCGAGCGCAAGCCCTGTCAGGAACAGGTTCGTTTGGAAGTCCAAGCCCTGAACGTCGCACGTCGGAAACCAATTCTGCACAAGCCATTCCTCGGCTTGATCTCCCCATTTCCGATTCTCTCCCGTGTATTGTGGGAGCCACGCCGCGCCCACTGCGTAGTTGTTCTTTTGGACAATCGCGCTCCCTATGTTCCCGAGTTGCGCGAAAAGCTGACGGCTGAAATCCAGAATCTCGGTCCAATCGTATTGGTCAATGACGCGGTCGCTTCCAGTAAATGGGCGCGGACGATACCAATTTTGTTGCCCTGAGTTGCGCGGCGTCGCATAGGTTCCAAAGCCTCCCGCGTTCTTCTCCCCGCGCCGGTCGCGCATCACATAGCCGTTGCGTTGCGTTGTCAGGCTCATATGTATTGCGCCGTTGTCCGGCGAACTCGAAGCGCGTTTGTCAGCGGATAGGTGTCTGGGTCGCGAAGGTAAAGCGAGTTGTTCACCATCTCGATCACGCTTGATGGATGCGTGGTGTGGATGCGTTCCGCCGATGCGTCACCGCTCCGCCAGCCCGTTAGCTGGCCGGAAACCAACGCCTCGCTCGCATCGCGTCGCAAGCTCAAAAGCTCGGCAACGCTGAAGTCTGGAAAGTAGTCCATCGCCATTCAATAATGGCGCAGAAGTCAACTGTTAGCGTCCGCGCCTTCACCGATTACGCCCATCATGCACGCCGCGACTATGGCCATGCAAAAGCAATCCCAGAGATGATTCGGGCGCTTGCCAATTCGTTTCCATAGGGTCACGCTCTCACCCGTGCGCTTGTTCCATTCAACCACGCGCTGCTCGCTGAACATGTGCTTTGAAAACTCATCACCCACTCCCTGCGCCACCATGTTCTTGCCGTTGGCTTTCCCGTCGCGGCGGCGCTTGGCTATATCCTTGATCGTTGGATTGCTCCATGTAATCACCGGGCAAACCTGAGTCTTGCCTTGGCTCTTTGTGCCTGTCATCGGGTCGCCCGGAGTTGGCGGCCAAGAGAATGGTTGGAGCCTGAACTTGTCAGCGTATTTATTCTTGAACATCTTTCGCGAGTCGCCGCGCATAGCATTCCAGCAAACCCATTGCCTGCCCTCAGCTTCGCCGTGCTTTGCGCATTGTTCCCAGACTCGGCGCATATCATTTCCGCAGTCCACGAAAACGCAGCGGTTCCGCACCTCGAATTCCTTTTGCTTCGCCGCAACTTCTTCCCAAGAGAACAGTTTCCCAGCCCATAGGACGATGCTCTCCCCGTCCGCATTCCACGCTTGAACTAGCGCCCAAAACTCCATCTCCTGCACGTCCACGGTCATCACGCGGAACTGTTCGCCTTCCCATTCGGTTTCTTTGTCCACCGTCGGAAGTGTCACGAAGTTGACGAATCGGTTTGCGTTGTAGGATTCCGCAAGTCGCTTAGTGATGAACTCTTTGCGCGGTATCTCGTTACCCTTCTCGAATTCAATCTCTGACTTCACCCATTCAACGGCCAAGTCTCCCCATGAAACCGTTGACGGCGCAAGCACTGTCGCATTCCATCGAAAGCTGACGTGTCCCGGCGTGGGCGACTTGTTCTGTGCCACATATCGCGCACCTCCTATCAGCAGCCGTGCGTTGCGTTCCGTATGTTCAAACCTATGTTTGCACTCGGGACATTCCAACGTCGTCTCATCCCGCAACAACTTGAAATCCCAATCGCCCGTTTGCCTTGGCCACTTCACGCAATCCCAGCGCGGCCAAAATAGCTTTCCGCAAATCGGGCAACTGAAATGATACTCGCGACAGTCACCGGCCAAGTGCGCCCTGTCCATGTCGCATCCGTCATCTCCCGCCGTGCTAGCGTTGACGATTCTCCGATTCCAAAATTGCGTAGTCCGTTTCCGCGCATGGTCTAGCAAGCCATCTTTCCAAAGAAACACCTCGTCGTTGAATAGCCATCGGATGCTTTTGCTTTGCAAGTTCGACAGGTTCGCGCCTTGAATCACGCAGAACATTTCAGGCAACGATAGGCTGCAAACGCTGCGCTTGGTCTTGTCCTCTGGCACTTTGGCGCGGAGAACGTCTATGCCTTCAATCATCGGGTTAAACCGTTCGCGCGCGAAGTCCTTGGCATCTTCGTCGGTCTGGCAAGTGAACATCATGTTGGCAGGTTGATGAACCATTGCCCACGCCGCCGCAACTTGTAGGAACGTGGACTTGCCGCCCTGCACGCAACATTGAACCGTCTCTTCCCTCACCCTATTATCAGCGAACACTTCCAACGGCTCCTTGAGCCAAGGCGTCATCTCAGGGCGGAAGAACTTACCAAGCGGCGAAGACTTGAGCGGAACAATCCCGTCGGCCCACTGCCACGGTGCGCGCCGGTCTTCGTCGGGGAATAGCTTTGATAGGTTCACAATGTGCAAAAAATTTCACACCGCTCGGCATCGTCGGCGGATGTCGTCCGCTTCCGCTAATAGCCTAGCCTCAATCTCCGCAACCGATAGGCCCGCAAGCTCTGGCGCTAGGCGAGTCGGGAATTCTCGCAACGACTGATTCACGGCTTCCGCCAGCGCCATCAGTTCGCGTTCGTGCTCGGCACGTTTAATGAGCGCCCCGGCCTTGATGTCGTTGGCGATCTTGTTTTTGCGGGCGCTCTCGAACTTGGCCCACTTGTCCACCGTCTCGGCGGCGCTCTCCATCGTGATGCTGTCAGTGTCGAGCGGCGCATCGCTAGCTGGTGCCGTCGCCTGATTTATGCGCCAGTCACCGTCGCGAATGAGATTTCGTGCTTGCCGCTCTCCAATACCTAGCCTCGCCGCAACGTCTTTTGCGGAAGGTTTAACGCTAACTTTACTATTAACGCTCATGGCAATTTAGGTTTTTACCGCTAACGCGAAAACGGGTCGCGTCCGCGTGGTAACC